GATTTACGCTCACTAAAGAGCGGCATCCGGGCGTCATTCTGTTGCATGAAGCTGTTATCTACGGCTTGTATCTGATCGTTGGATGCTTTTTGGAAGTGCGCTGCGCGTTGTTCCATGAATTCTTTAGGAATCTTACACAGCAAAAGCCCACCGATTTCAATATTGCCTTTAAATCTACTCTGTGGGTCGGCGTAAACGTGCATGTGCGGCTGTTCTTCCGCTTTAACAGGTTCCCAACCTTCCCGAAGCTTTGCAGACGTGTTTGTAGGATCAAATTGACCCAAAAGCGACGTCCGTATCCACCTGAAGGAATAGCCATCCTGCGGTTCAGGTGTAGGCAAGCCTCCGGGTTGTGTCCAATGTGTTTTGCGCTGCGTATTTACGCGGGTATCTAGGTCACGAGCGAGACGGTTTTCAGCCATTTGAGGCCTCCTGTGCGGCAACTTGTTTAGCGTAAAGGTCTAGGGGTACACCAAGCCGTTTAGCTATACTAACTTGCGTTTTAGTTAAAATAATCTTCTTAGCTCCTGTTGAGCGCTGTACCGGTGCAACAACATTTGCAGATTTCTTAACTGCACTGCCGTTATTGGCGGAACTATCTGCGCTTTCTGGCTTAAATACGTCAGAAAACCGTTGCTTCATATGCGCATCAATTTGTGCGAAATACTCATCACTACGCGGGTCTGCACCCGATGCAACCAACTGTTTGTGGCGCACAAGTGCGCTTGCAGTCATTTCTTCGTCATTCCCAAACCACTGGTTTCTGGCTTGCCAGCGCAAGGTTTTATCATCGGCTCTGGGAGGTGCTTGGACGTTTTGTGGTATTTCTACGCTACTATTTTCATCTTGTAAAGGGGTTGGCTTGAAATTTTTTGCCTGTTCCATCCGCATTTGGGCTGTTGTCAGCGCCGCTTGCGCATCAATCATGGCATCTGCGTCAAACGCTTCGTGGGCTTCTTTAAATTGCTTTTTGGCAATTTCATACTCGGCTTCTGCCGCCGATTTCAAAGTGCCAGCATAAGCCTGTTCACCGGTCGAAACATACTGTTTAAGGCGTCTGTTTTCATCAACAAGGGTACGCGCAACTTTTTCAAGTTCTTCGCGTTCGCGCATCACCGTTTCTTTAGCACGGCGCTCGTCGTGTTGTTTGTGACTTATCTCTTTGATTCTACGGCGAACTTTTTCACCATAAGATTCAAGTTCTTCGTCCGTAACATCTTCAACATTTGTCGCAGGTTCATAACCACGATCTTGTTCAGGCGTGTCATCTTTAACTTCAATATCAACATCGCCTTCAATATCAAACTCTACTTTGTCGTTTTGCTGCGATGCAGCATTTTGTTCTGCTTCCAATTCATCTGAAAACTTATATGCTTCTGCCATGAGTTTCTCCTTCTGCGCGAGCGATGCCGCGTGGGTCTTCGACAACACCTTCAACCATGTCGTCAGTAATCATGCGAAATTCGCGGTTGTGAATCTTGATCCGTGAACCCGTATTCGGACGTACCAAAATGAAATCACCCTGCTTGCACCACGGCCCACTAGGGAACCGCTTCTCGTCCCTATAACAATCAGGGCCAAGCGCAATAACAAACAGCACCGTAGTCAGGCGTTCTTCATGCGACATGGTGACATCTGCTTTAACAAGACCACTCTCGTAAGTTCCGTCGATCTCAGGGATTGCACAAAGGATGTGATACCCAGACGGTTGCGGGAGTTGCTTTGCTTTTGCTTCTTGTGTTTCCGGCAGAACGGTGGATTGTTCTGGTTTGTCAGGGTTCTGACCAATCAGTATTTCACTCATTTGCGTCTGTCTCCAGATGTTTAACAAGGTCTAATATGTGACGCTCTGCAAAGGCTAGACCTTTAATCACCCCACAGAGATGTTGATACTCATCAAAAGTTTTGCAGACGCCGTTTGCTAGGTCGTCCGTGTAGTTGTTCATGTCATTGCGCAGGGTCTTTTTTATCTCCTCTGCGAACCTCACATACATCATTGTTTAGTCTCCTCGGGTTTCTGTTGTGCCATACGTGCTTGGTGCGTTAACTGCGCCCTTTGCTGCGACTTATCGTGCAGCTTGTCTTCTTTATGCTTTGCAACATCAATCCCAATTTTTGTACCTTCAAGCTGCTGGCGACCTTTGATCTCTTCCTCGCGCAACCGAATCTCATCTGCTTTAGCCGCAATGTCAGCCATATCTTTCTTCGATTTACGTTGTATTTCAGCCATCTGCGCTTGCGCTTTAGCTTGAACATCCTGCTGTTTAATCTGCAACTCCTGCATCTGCATCTGGATCAGCGGGTCTTGCGCGTTCTGCTGTGCTTGCTGCTGCGCCACCATCGCTTTACTCTGCGCCAATACTTGCGGAGCGGCCTGTGCCAACAGCTTCGACAACTGATACTCCATCTCAGGTGGCAAGCCTTCCTTAGAATCAGGCAGCGGCGCACCCAATGATTCAGACATCTTGTTACGGTAAGCAAACCCAACATGCTCCGCAATGTGAGCCATCAACGAAGCGTGGATAGCTTGTGCTTGTGGGTTCTGACCTATCAACTGCTGAACAAGCGGGTCTTGCGATGCCATGTTATGCACCGCGATGTGCGACTCGTGATCCTGATACGCAAACGCTTTAACCGGCTTGCCAGACAGAACATTCTGATTCTCTTGCACCGGATCGGTTGGTTTCAAATCATCAACGGTCGGTATAAGCTTTTCTATGTTTTTGATGCCCAATACCTGCAACATCTGCCGATGCAACTCCGGCATGTCGTAAATCTGCGGGGAAGACGCCGACAACTGAAGCACCGCCTGATACTGCACAATCCGCTGGCTCATCGTTGCCGCGTTCGGATCAGACACCGGTATGATTTCTACATGCCGATAATCTTCATACTTTGCTTTGCGGCCCTGATCCGCATCCACGTCGTACGGATACTCTTCGTTTGCCGGTGAATCTTCACGCACTAACTCTGCAATTAATTGCAACTCTTGTTTAAATGCGTAATGCACCCGCGCTTGCACCGCTGACATCACTTTAAGAGTGCGTTCAAGGATAGCCAGCGTCGTACCCACGGGGGCTTGCGCTGACATATCGGACACTTGCATATCCGCCGTAGCCGCGAAGCGACGCCCTTCTTCGACAATTTTGTCCAGCAGCCCAGACAGCACCATGCTTGGTTCTTTATATGGCAACGGCAAAATGTTGTCTTTTATAGCGCCGGAACCAATATCCACATCGCGCCACTCACCGGGAGCTATCGGTGTGTCATCCCCTTTGATCCGCATCCCGCGTGATTTCAAACCACCGGGAAGATTACTTAGCGTCCCAGCGTCAACTAGCTGGCGAATAATACTTGTCGCACTTTTAGCAAACCCACCGATTAAGTGAAACAAACCAAAACCGTAAGCGCCAAAGCCGGGGATATACTGGTAGTGAACGTAGTGCAGCCGCTTCTGCCGCTTCTTATCGCTCTCTTTCCAATTACGACGGATAGATAGAATCTGATCCGTGCCATCAACAAACGTCACAATATACGGCAATGCCAAGCCGGTCGGCTCACCGTGTTTGTCCGTGTCCTCAAACCCCGGCAAATCAAGGTCAACACACGCTTCGTAGATCGTATACCGATCATCATTTATGGCAGAGACGCCCATCTCCAAATCTTTGCGTTTCTGGATATCCGTGGGTGTTTTAAGCGGTTCACCCAAGTCAACGTCCAACCAGAACCCGTTGTATTGCAACACCGCTACTTCGTTTTTAGTTTTGCGCATCCGGTGTGTAATACGATGGCATGTCAACAATTCAGACGCACCGTAGGGCAGCATGATGTCTTCAGCCGGTACAAACACCGAAGTCTGGCGCTCTAACGTAGGGTCTTTATAGACCTTCTTAAAAGCTGACCCCGCTCCCGGAAGGCTCCATAACATGCGCTCATGCTCGGGACGAAACTCGGTCATGTTCTCCGTCAACTGCCAGTTCAAATCTTCCGCTACACGCCGCGCTGCCTCGTCTTTATCTTTTGTCTGCTTACCAACAATCTTGGTCTTGGCTGGCCCCGCAGCGGGGAAAGTCTCCATAATCGTCTCGGACTGAAACCGCACCACCGCCTCAGTTATCATCGGATGGTATACACCACACGATCCGGGCCACGGCTCCGTGCGGTTCTCGTATTTGAGACCCAGCAACTGGATACCGTCTTTCATCATCGTCTCCCAATCTTTGCGAGAGTTGATGTCGTTTTTAATATCAGCGGATAGCTCGGACACCAAAGTCTGCAAGGCACGCTCGTCCATCTCTTCAGCAAGGTTAGCGTTGAAATCCTCAGACCCTTCTTTTCCGGGTTCTATAGAAATCTCAACTCCATTTGCATGAATGTTTACTTCCTCGGGATCAACAACCTCAATCTCAACATCCGGCTGGTCTTGTGACATTGTGTCAATGCTCTGCGGTGCCTGATACAAACTTTTATCAATATCCATGTTATTTCCTTAAAGCAGCGTTTGTTTTGGGGTTGTAAGTAAAGGCTGTTGCAGGTTTCCCGGTTCTTTTAGCAGCCCTGTCTTTCGCACGTTCTTCAGCGGTCATCGCATCCCTAGCAGCACCGCTTTTAGTAAATGTCTTGCCATCGTCCTTCATCTGCCCCCGCGCTTGCAGCACGGCTATTGCCGCTGCCTGTGGGTCGGCAGGGGGGTTCTTCTGGGTGCGCATCTGCTCCGTCAGCCTGTCCAGCATCTGATTTTTACCCATGAATTTCTGCGTTGACATCAAAGCCCCTAGTAGTAAGCCATGCTGCGGCGCGGCCTAAATTCTTTAACAGGTTCTGCTTCATCCAGTGCTGTGCCTACGAACCCGCCTTGCCTAAACCGCAGCAACGCCTGTGTTGTCGTATCCACGTAGTCATCATGCTCCCCCACAGGGAACGCCGCCATTTCTTCAACAACCTCGTGCGCCCAGCGTTCATCGGGTGCCCAAATCCGTCCACTGGCAAATAGATCAGCCACCGCGTTTACACGGACAACTTTGTCATTACCCCGACTCGGCGTGAACTCCTGCACTGGAATCCCCGCCATGCGCAGTTCTTGGATTAGTGGCGCACCCGCCGCTTTCTTTTCAACGATGAACGCATCCGGTTTCCACTCGTTGTAGTGGTTCAGCGCAACCTCTTTTAACTCAGGAAACTCCATCCGATCTTTAAAAGCGTCTAGCAGTATCACTTGAGGTGCATTCTTCTCCTCCTCGTTATACCACACCCCCCACGTCGTACAGGCGCTGTAGTCAGCGGAGGTCTTAGCTTCAAAAGCGGTATCCCACGACTGAATCACAAACTGGCAGGATGGTGGGCGCTCATGGGGCCACATCCGCCACATCTCCCGTTTGATGATAGCAACGGTGTCAGAAGTCGGTTCCTGCTGATACTGGGCGTTCCAGAAGCGGGGAAGTAACGACGCTTTTGTTTTGAGCAGTTCTTCAACCGGCCATTTCTCAGGCCACAGCGCTTTGCCAGACGGCAAGATTGCAGGAAGTTCAACAATCTCCCACTGATCCGCTTCTGGGTTTTTAGTCTGGTAGTCAATCAACTTGGCGGTCAAATCTAACTGACCCCACCGCGTCATCACCACAATAACCGAGCCGCCCCACATCAAACGCTGCCGAGGGCCGGTCTGATACCAGTTCCACGCTTGTTCAAACGGCAGTTTAGTCCCGCTCTTTAAGTCCTGCTCAGAGTGCGGGTCATCTATAACCAGCAGGTTAGCGCCACGACCAGCCAGCGCACCACCAGTGCCAACCGCGTAATACTTGCCTCCTTTGGCGGTACCCCACGACCCCGCGCTCTTAGAGTCTGCGCTCAATTCAGTGCCGGGGAAGATTTCTTTATATTCAGGTGAAGCAATTAAGTTACGCACCCTACGCCCAAAGTCCTCAGACAGAGACGACGTGTGCGTTGCCATAATGATCTGGAACTCTGGATGATGCCCCAACAACCACGCTGGCAGCAAAAACGAAGTTAATTCCGATTTACCGTGGCGCGGGGCGACATTGATGATAACGCGTTTTTTTTTGCCATCCAGCACGTCTTTAAAAATCTTTGCCATGATCTTGTGGTGTCCGCCAACGGAGTAGTTGGGATACACTTTTTTGGCAAACTCAATCAGCGATGTTTGGGCAGCAGCGACTTCCAACCGCTTAATTTTCTCTTCAAGCAGCGTCAGCAGTTCTTCTTTCTGTTCACGCTGCGCTGGCATTAAGCTCTTCCAGTTCTGGTGGAATATCCGCTACTTTGCCTTCAACGACTTGCATCAAGTCCATATACTTATCCATACGGCTCTTGATTTCTTTTTCCAAATCGGTGTCAGACAACTCCGCTTTCTTGACTTCAATACGATCTGTAAACAGTGCCACCTCGGTAACCTTGCCCAGTAACTCAATGGCCCGAAGGCGGATTTTAGCGTCGGGGTGCTTAGATTCTTCCAACAACTGCGCTATACAGTATCCGCGTAACTCTTTAGCTTGGTCAACAAAAGCCCAATCGTAAGCGGTGAGCATTCCAACCAGATGCTGAACGGCTTTGGGAACGGTGACTTTGGTCAGCGCGGTTTGCTGGGTAGCCGCGTCCAAAGGAATGGTCATTGCCGCAAACGCGTCTTGGGCTGATTTTTGCTGCGCGGCGGTTATTGTGGCGTCGTCGTCAAAGCCTAATTCCTTTAACCAATCAGAGGTTTCGGTTTTCCCGTCCACAATATCAGCAGCGCCAGCTTTTTTATCTGGGATGAACGGTGCGTCATCTGGCAGCACACTGGGTGCGTAGTCGGCATCTTGGATGCTGATCAAGTGTTCAAACATTTAACCCCGC